ATCGGAGGTAAACTTTATTTCCCTTTGGAATATAGACGTGCTCTCCAGAGTCTGTCCATCTCCAACGCCCTACGTACTTATTTGCTTCCACCACTGTCTCCTCTAATACCAAGCTCTGTGTCCAGAGACTCCTTTCCTCTGCTCTACCATCTTCAAACTGCTTAATGAGTTTGTCAACCTCGATTTCTGTATCTAAGTCTGCATAACTATATGTCTTAGTGGAGATTTCTTTGTAGATTTCTTCTACATCGTCATCCTCATCTGGATCATTCGTCATACAAGACTGATACGGAAAGAGTTTCTTGATGGGAGCATAGTTCAAACTTCGAAGCGCTGTATCTCTATCAGTTACTTTATCAGAAATACCCAGGCCCCCAAATTCTATCGGATTCCAAATCGATAGTAAGAAGGGTGTTCTCTGATAATTGTAACAGTCAAGTAATAATCTTGATAGAGTGACAGTCGTATAGTGAAGAGCCTCTCTTCTCCACCTCAACGGATACTCTGAAATTTCATCGTATCGCTCACGCCAGTTTCGACTAAAATTGTCAAATGTAGGCTCATCTATCTGCTTTGTTGCTTTCTTTAAGCTGTTAACGTACCCGAAGTTAAGATATTTAACACTATTGCAAAATGTGTAATAATATCGTCCTTCCACGATCTTAGTGGCAATTACTTCTTTAGTCTCAGAGTTAATCTGAACTAAATTCTGAAGAAAGTAAGATTTGCCAGGGGATAACTTCCATCCGACGCCAGATATCTTTTTAATCCAAATAGGATAAAGATCTTTTGGAACTCTAGCTAAGATGTCGTCACCGTTAATCAAAACAGGTAGGTCTTGACAAAGGAAAGGTCTTTGATAGTATTCTTCGTAAGCCGAACGCATCATCGCCATATTTATCGCACAGAGTATTGGAAAAGATAATGGTGAACCCATTAACTGACCTCTACGCTGTGTGACCTGGCAATTCACGTCTCTACTCTCAAGGATTTGAGGTCCGAGAGCGGCTTTTGAAAGAGTCTGTCCTGCTTGACTCTCGAAGATTACATTCATTGCAGTCTCTGTGCAATCGAGATGTAGGTCATTAGTAGCTTGCTGAAAGTCGCCGCTTACAAACCAGTCCTGACCCATATTCCATTTCAGATCGGAGCATGGGAGCGGTTTATTAAGCACGTGTGTCATCAGCTCACTACCAAGTGGTTCACCTATTAGTTTAAAT